TCAGGCCGTTGTCCAGCTTGCCGACCTTCTGGATGTTGGTTTTCAAGCGGCGATCTGAGGCGGCGAACAGCGGCGCGAAGCCCCCGGCGGCACCAGCCGCGCCAAGCCCCGCAGAGCCAAGCGAGAACAGCCCGCCGAGAATGTCGGAACGGCCCTGGTTCTGTGCCTGGAAAGCGTTGTTCTGCGCCTGTAGATTCAAGGCATTTGCGCCCAACACATCCACGCCCGGCACGTTCAACGGCTGGCCTTGGAACTGCCCAAGCTGTGAGCCGGAAAGAGCCGCAGATAGTTCGTTGAAGGGCTGGTTGCGCAGGAATGACTGTTCGCTGAAGCCCTGATTGCGTGCGCCCGTGTTCAGGCCGAACAACCGGGACTGTTCATTGCGCCCGGCCCCAACCGCATCGAACGCCGCTGCAAGTTCTGCCTCATTGCGCGAACGGTTGAAGTTGCCGAATTCGTCGTCAAACGCTTCCGAACCTGCAACAAGGCCCTGATTGCGAAGCTGTGACCGTAGCTGTTCCTCGCGCTGGTCGAACACCGGTGAAAGAAGGCCCATTGCACGTTGGAACGTCGCGTCTTCAAGTTCCTGCCCCTGCTGCGCAAAGTCCGTCCGCAATTCCGGAAGTCCGGAAATGTCGATTTCACCTTGGGGGAGGTTCGCAACCCGGTCCTGCAACTGGTTCGCAATGTCGAATTCTGTCTGCTGTTGCAGCCCCAGCGTTTGCGTCTGCAATTCGGTCGGGTTGACCTGGACCGCAGCCTGCGAGCCGTTTTCCGTGGGGATGAATTCGCCGCCTTCGCCAACCGTGCCAAAGTTGATGTTGCCAAAGGGCGTGAATGTCGTGACGCGGTTCGCCTCTGCCTGCTCACGCGCCAGTGCGGCGGGATCAGGGGCTTTGGGTGCCTTGGGTTTACCCATTAAATCGCTCCAGCCATTTGTCTTGAGCATCAGCGGCGCGGAGGCCGTAAATGGTCATGTGGTCGTTGCCATACCCCCGCCAGACGCAACCTTCATAGCGAAAGCCCAGTTTCTCAACCAGTTTTCGCGATGCGCGGTTTTTCTTGCGGATGAGCGCAGTGACGCGCTGGCAACCTAATTCCTTGAACGGGGGCCAGAGCAGCGCGGCAACGCTTTTCCGCGTAGCCCAGCCCGGCCCCTCAGTTGCGAATGAAACCTGCACGTTGCCGTAATCGGCTTGCAGGTCGTGATATACAGCGCCAGCAATGACAGCGCCGTCCTTCTCGATGCCAACGGCTACATCATCCCAGCCGAACGCCACGTCATCGGGCATCCTTGCGGCCACCCAGTTGTGCAGCGATTGGTCAGCCGGGACTATGATATTCACGCGCCCACCCTCGTAAACAGAACTTCCGAATATATCTCCGAAGCGGAGACGCTGGACGCCAAGCCGCGCCCGTCCGTTGCCCTTGTGGCTGCGGGGCGGTGCTGCAATTCAATCGCGGACGCCGTGGCAAGCGTGAATTCACCCTGAATCAGTGACGCCGTGTTCATGGCGACCGAAGCATTTGAAGTCGCGCTGTGGCCCGTCAGGAGTACCGCCGAAGCCGTGGAATTATAGAGACGAGCCTTGTGACCGTTTGTCCGGTTCGCGACCGCGAAGGCAGAAACCTTGTAGCGGCCCTTTTGCAGCGTGACCTGCGACGAGGAAAGCGACGCACCGGAGATGTTGTTCGTGACGGTCGCGTTGATGTCCCGCGTGCGCCATGCCGACGCCGTGAGTGCGCCGCCGTCCGTGCCTGCCGTCTGCTGTTCCTGAAACAGGCCCACTTGCAGGGCGTTCAATGTCGCATCCTGGTTGACAGTGAGCGTTGAGCCGGAGGCGAATTCCAGAGATGCACCGGAAGCCACGTCAAGCGCCCCGGAAATCGTGTCATCATCCGACAAATCCACCTTTGCAAGCGGAATCTGGTCATTCGAGAAAAGCAGTGTGGCCGCAGAAACGTCAAGCGTGCTGTTCGATGTCATCGTCAGCGTGGCACCGGAAGCGAACGAAAGGGACGCCCCGGAGGCAACCGTCAAAGCGCCCTCGATGGTGTCATTGTCCGAAAGGTCCACCGATGCAAGCGGGATGGCGTCGGCATAGCTGGTGAACGTCGAACCAGTGGACAGGTCCAGCGTTGAGCCGGACACAAAGTCGATAGTTGACCCGGAAGCAACGTCGATGTTGCCGGAAATCGTGTCATCCCCGGACAGGTCAACCGCCGCCAGGGGGATAGCGTCAGCCGCGAAAAGCACCGTGGCCGCAGATGCGTCCATGATGCCCGTAAACGCAGCCGCAGACGTGGAAACCGTAATCGGCGCATTCGTGCCTTCGCCGTCGCTGATATTGCGGCGGGTGCCGTCAATACCGCTGTTGCTGTTCGACACCTGGAGCAAGTCGATGTAGGTGCTGTTGATTGAGTTGCCTGTTAGAGCGGCCATTAGCGTGCGCCTCCTGCCTTGTAGATGATCCGCGTGGATAGCCACTCAACGGAGTTCGTGGAATCGACAATGAGCCGTGGCGCGACACGGAAGCCTTGCCCGCCAGCGGAAGTCAAAAGGTCGATGATGCCGTTTTCGTTCTCGTTCCAAAGGCGCGTCGCGTTCTCCCACAACTCGCCTTCATCTTCCCAGAACGTACCCTGTTCCCCGAACGTGGTCTCAACCGTGACCGGGGGCTGCGTGCCAAAGTCCGTATTGACCCCGATGCGCAGGGATAGGTCGCCGGAGCCTTTCAGGGCGGGCTGTACGCCGGTAATGAGCTTTCGGATACCCTGGACGCCCAACTGCGAAAACGCCTGCTGACAGTCCGCCATGATGGCCGTGCCGTCATCGTCGTTGCCGGTAATCTCGTACACCGTGCCAAGGCCACCGAAGTACAGGTTACCGTTGTATTCGCCCCATGCGTAAGACGGAATATCTTTCCAGACGCCCCATGCTTTCGTGGCGATGTTGTAGACGTGCTGTTCAAACGTGGTCGATGAAGTCGGGATGTTGAAAATGCACAGTTCCGACCCCGGCCCTAGCAACGCCTGCCAGCCGGTGTTCGATGCGTTGTCGTCTACCTTCTCACGGGCCAGCGGGTTGATTTTGGACGCGAACGAAATATTCGGGTCGATGTTGGCGATGGAGCCGAACTGCATCAACTGCGCAACCGAGACATAACCGGCCCGCGTGACGATAATCAGATCACCGCCGATTTTCACAACCGCCCGAACGTCAATCGCGTTCGATGTCTTGTAAACGCCTACGATGGACCACGTTGACGCGCTGTTCGGGTCCGTCCCCTGGTAGACAATCACATCCCCCGAAGACATGACCGCCACAAACAAGTCGTCAGGACCATCGCCGCCATCGCGGGCCATGCTGTTAATGGCGACCAGCTTGCCGCCGAAGTTGCCCACGCGGGACAAGGGGAATCTGGCAACACCGGCCCCGAGCGTATCGAGCGCCGAATACCAGAAATCCTGACTGTCATCCTCCCAGAAAAACGAACGGTTCTTGAACACCGTGATACCGATGAGGTCTGTCGAGGTCAGGCCAGATCCGGAAACCGTCAGGCTCGATACCGTGGTCCCGTTGTACTGCTGTGGCGTGTCCGTGCCGTTCACGAAGCCCATGCGGCCATTAAAGTTCGCCGTCTGCCAGCGGTTCGCGGAAAACCCGCTTGCAAGGCTGGACGCCGTACCCGTGGACGTAACGTCGAAAATCTCACCATTCGCCGCCGCAAGCATCTTTGTCGTTGAACCGCTGCGGAACGTGGTGACGGTCTGCACCGATGACGAGGCCGTCCCGACCGATGTTGCGTGGCTTGCGTAGCCCTCACGAACCTTGATGCCGCCGAAATCGGGCGTGAAGTTGTCCATCTTCAGCGCGTCCAGCGGGTTCATGTTGTCCTCAGAGTCCCGTGCATTCAGCCCACCTACAGGCGCGGGGACGTTCTGCGGACGTGCGGCCCCAACGGCCTGCGTCATCCTCATTGCGCCTCTGCGCTGTGCTGCAAGTGGATTCATTGTACGAGCGCCAAATATCCGTTGATGGAACGGCCTGTGAGAAGAGGTTCGGTCATTAGTACTGCCTTTCCCGTTCTTCACGCTGCATCAGAAGCGCCGCCGCTAGTGGTGTTGCAGCCGCCCCGGCAATGCCCGCCAGGAGGTCGCGGCTGTCCTTTTTGGCGGGGTCGAATTTGGCAAACCGGGAGCGGATGTTTTTCGGGTCGAAAAGCACATAGTGGCGCGTTCCCGGCGTTACGCCCGCCATTCCCGGCATCTTAACGCCGCCGAAGCCCTTGCGCTGGTTAAACGCGGCGTCAGCGTCCATGTCGATCCCATCAAAGCCCATGCGGTTAAAGACATCAGCAATGACAGCGCCAGGGGACGCCATCTCGCCGGTCATGTCGTCATAAGCACCATTGATGCCATGCCGCACAATATCATCATATTCTTGTGCGCTGATGCCGCCATCTGCGATGGCTTCATAAAGCTGCCCCATCACGTCATCTGCATCAAAATCTGATACACCCCAATCGCGGAACGCCGTTTGCGTCTCCCGCAGCAGATCAAACGCCGGGCCGCTTTCGCTGATTACACCGCCCGTGGCGTCGTCAAATTCCGTATTAAATTCAAAAAATGTCGGGCTGTCCCGGTCAACCTTCACGGGGTTATGCAGGCCAAGGCGCACCGGGTACATGGTCCCGCTGTTCTCAACACCGAGGGCGTCACGCGCAAGGGAGTCAAGCGCGGCGTCAATCTGGCCTTGGTCCAGGTCGTCAATGCCTGAAACATCAAGCCCCATGTCCTCCCAATATTCCAGAATTGCGTCATCAGCCTCGCTAAACATTTCCTTTTCATTTTCAATGCGGCTTGTGAGGTCCGGCCCAAAAGAAGCATAGTTCTCACTAACATCATCAGCCGAACTGCTGAAGTAGTGGTTCGCCCCGTAATGGCCCTCCGGCGTGCCATATCTGCCGCTGAATTCCCTGATGTCACGCGGACTGCCGTGGTACCCGTCAACCGGGAACATTTCATCCGCCCGCGCCATCCTGGACGCTTCATCCATCGGGAGGGCGTCTGCAACCGCATCCACACCCTTCCTTGCCCCACTGACAGAGCCAGGAATAGCCATTGCCAGCGTGGCACCGCCAAGCAGCCCCGCACCTTCCGCAGCGCGCCAGAAATCATTAGTCAGAACACCCTGCGTGATCTGTTCCGAACCTTCCATCATGTCCCGAACGTCCGCAGCCGGGGTCATGTTCTCCGCAGCCCACATGCCGCCGCCCATCAGGTCGGACACAGCACCGCCAAGGTGAGGCCCGCCGTAGTAGCGAACCGCGTCTTTCGCGTCATTCCAGCCTTGAGGGCCTAGAACGTCGCGCCAGTCATCCGGCAGCAAGTCCCACCCAAAACCCCGCTTGGGCGCATATTCATCCCAGACGCCCGCTAGGCGGGCTGCTAGTTCACTGACCATAACCACCATCCGGCAAGATAGCCTCCGGCTTGTAGGCCGGGTTCGCGGCCATATCCAGCGGGGAACGTCCACCGCCATCAAGCGCCGCAATCTGTGCATACGTGGTGTCGTATTGCGCCCGTTCCTCCGCGTAGGCAAAGCCCTTCTGTGACAGCCAGCGCCACGTCACGCCGCGTTCAACAAGGTACTCATCGAAAAGCACCGTGTCGGAATTGGCCGAAACCGAATCCGCCGCCGTGACGCCGCCCGTCCGGCCCCAGTTCTTCGAGATGTACTCAAACACGAAGTTTTCGGCGCTGGTAGGCGTCGGGTCCAGGTAGAATTCATTCGTGCCGGACGTGCTTTTGATGCGGAAGCGGTCCCGAATGGTCGGTGTGACCAGACCGGACTTGTAAAGCTGCCACCGCTGCGGGGATGTAGCGCCCCTGACCGACCAGTATTCCGAACGGTTCCACACCGTCTCCTGTATCAGCCGCAGGAAATCGGACGGCAGCGAATAGGCAGCGGTTGATGCCACCGTGGCGAACGTGTGTTCTTCCTGCAGGAATGACCAGTCCTTGCGCCGCGCAAGTGCGTTGCATTCGACATTCACAAGCCGACGCAGCAACTGTGCATCGGGCGCGTTTGACGACACATCGGAAATCGTGGGCAAGCCCTGCTCTTCCGCGACGGCCTGAACTATGGTCAATAAACTCATGCGGCGTCCTTACGTGGTCGGCCCCGTTTGGGCTTTTCGGGGATGGCCTGCTTCAGTTCGGCGTTTTCCTGCGCCATCGCTTCCAGGCGCGATTCAAGTTCCGCAAGGCGTGTAGCCATCGCGGAAGCACCGTCAGCGTCACTGGCCTCGATGTAGCGTTTGGCCTCTTCACGCAGGCGCACGCCGTTGTGAACCTTGCCGACCTGCGTGTCAGATGCCGCCGCCATGTCTTCCACGCTGAAAATGTGGATATGCTGCAACGTCTGGATCAGGCCCGGCGTCATGCGCGGCCATTCGGCAAGGGGTCGGCCTTCGATTTCTTCAGGGCGTCCGGCCTTGAAGTTGTTGTAGGACCGGCGCGCACGTTCGAGGGCCTGCATCTGGCGGTCTGCCTCGTCCATGTTGGGCGCGCGGTCAATCCGGTCCTGAATGGACTGGAAGAATTCTTCCGGGGTTTTCGTCAGTTCCGACCGCTCGTCCGGCTTGATGATGAC